GCCGGGTGGTCGGGTACACCAACCCGGACAGCCTCGCCCGCCCGTTCGCCCGCTTCGCCGCCGAGGTGGGTTTGCCGTGGGTGACGCCGCATGTATTGCGGCACACCTGGGGTAGCTTACGGGCGATGGAGGGCCACAGCCTCTACGACATCGCGCAGGCGATGGGCGACACGGTGGCGACGATCGAGGCGATCTACCTGCACCTGTCGCCGGATCATCTGCGCGCCGTGTTCAAAGCCTGAGAGGCCGGTCCCGCAGGGAGGAACTTTTAATGACACGTCGCATCCAGACCCTCGACGGGCTACCGGTCTACGACGCCACCGAGCCTCTGATTATCGAAGTCATTAAGTCCGACATCCACCCGCGGGACCGCAAGAACCCGGAGAAGTGTGCGTTGGCGGAAGCCTGCAAGCGCGAGCTCCACGTCACCGAGGCCAAGGCATATCTGTCACGGCTCTATGTCAAGCACGGGAACCACTGGTTGCGATACCAGTTGCCGGAAACGGTACGGCAAGAGGTCTCTACGTTTGACCGCGGTGGTGGTTTTAGCGAGGGCACTTACTGCATACCGCCGCGCATACCGCCGCTGTCGCCGAAACAACGGTCGGGCGGGACCGCCCAAGGCGGCAAAGGTATCAGGGCCGGGCCAAGGTCCGCCCCCTCCCGCCAGACACACCGCAAAATCGAGGGGGTTCGCGCCGCCTCGCCGCTCGCTGGTGGCGCCATAGAAAGGCGAAGTGATGATCGGCCCCGGTAAATATGACGATGCCTGCACCCTGGTGCGCGAGATGACCGACGCGAAGTGCGTCCTCGTCGCCGTCATAGGCGGCAGCAAAGGTCATGGCTTCTCGGTGCAAACCACAGAGCCGATCGACCCGGAAACCCTCGCCGACTTGCTGGAGGACATCGCCCGGCAAATGCGCGCAACCTAAAGCACCTTCAGCCAGCACATTAAGAAAAGGCGCCGGGGGCTTACGCCCGGCGCCTTTCCCTTATTGGGACACGACATCCCGCCTACCCACCCCGGCGAGGCACCACCCCCGCGCGAGAGGAGACTGCCGAAAGGTCGCGAGGCCAGCCGGCAATCGTCTTCAGATATGGCGCATCCCGACCCGGGGCGCAAGTTTTTCCCATTGTAGGTTTCGGGCCAAAAGCGCAGGCTGTTTGTGTCGGTCGCGTTACACGCGACAAAACCTGCACACGACAAAAACCCCCACCCACTTCACGGCGCGCGAGGGAGCGGACCTATGTCTGCCAACAACCGGGTTGTGCCCTTAGTCATCCCGACGACCACCAACCGGGATTTTCTGGAGTTAATTTTCGGGGACCAGTGGCCCCAAGCATTGGTCACCAGTTTCAAACGAGACCCGAGTGATCCCCAAGCACCCCGCGAAGACTGGAACGCCTGGCCAGCCGGAGGCGTCCTAACCAACCCTTATTTCGACGAGGGCAATACTTACTTCTGTCCTTCGTTACTGGTCCCCGGGTCAAGGACCGTCGAGAACTTCCGGTCCTTGCACGTCATCGTGATCGACGACGTAGGCACCAAAATCAAGCTGATCGAGGTGGTGAACCTGCTGCGGGTCCAGCCGACCTACATCATCGAGACCTCGCCGGGGAACCACCAGGCCGGCTGGAAGATCGAAGCCGAGACCAACCTGGCCTGGGTCAAGGGCATGCTGACGCAGCTCGACCGGACGCTGGGCGGGGCCGACAACCTGACCAACCCGGTGGCCTGGCGAAGATTACCCGTCGGGTTCAACACCAAGCAGAAATGGGTCGACCAGCTGGGACCGCAGGGGTTTCGGCTGCGGCTGCGCAAAGGCTACCCGGGACCGGCGATCCGCGGTCTCGACTGGCCCTCGGCGATCGAGGACATGATCGGCGAAATCGTGCCCTTGACTACGCTAGATCGCGGGATCGGCGATGGCCATCGCCCGGACGCGCAACAGCTGACATCGGACCCGATCTACCGGGCGTTGGAAGAGGCCGGCTTTATCCTCGGCGAGAAGATTACCAGTGACAAGCACTGGGCGGTCACGATCAAGTGCCCGTGGATCGCCGGGCACGGTCCCACGAGACCTTTGACCGGGGCCGAGTATGTGCCGGCGATCCCGGGCCAACGAGGCTGGTTTCACTGTTTTCACTGCGAGCGCCGCGGCCAGGCCGAGTTCCGCGAAGAGCTCGACGCGGTGCTGCGCCTGGAAGGCGCCAAGATCGTGGCGAGCTTCGAGTTCGACGAGGTCGACCCGGCTGCCATACCGCCGGTCTCGTATGCCCGCCTGGTCACGGGACAAGCGATCGACCTGTGGGACCAGAAGACCCCTCCGGCCTGGCCCGGCGGTATCCTGCCAGCAGTCCTGGAAGATACCTTATCCGAGTTGGCCGAGCGCGACGGCTTGGACCTCGGGGCCTCGGGCAGCGCCATGATCACCGCGGCCTCGGGCGCCGCCGACAAACGCGCCACGCTGACGCCATATGCCGGCTCGCAGTGGTCCGTGCCGCCGGTCCTGTGGTTGATGCTGATCGCCGAGCCCGGGCAGCGCAAGACCGCGATCCTGGGGTATCTGATGGGGCTTTTGCGCAAGCGCAACGCCGAGCGCATGCGCGCCTACGCCCAAGCGATGACCAGCTGGCGCGCGGTCCCGGCGCCGCAGCGAGCGCAACAGCCGGCGCCTGTAGTGCGGGCGCTTCTGGCCGAGGACACGACGATCGAGAAACTGCAGGAGTGGATGGCGGATAACCCAAGGGGTTTGCTCTACCTGCGGGACGAGCTGGCCAGCCTGTTCGAGTTCGGGCGCTACACCACCGGGACCGGCGCCGCCGAGCGCGCCAACTTCCTGGAGTTCTACGAAGGTGGTCCCACCACCATCGGCCGGATGACCAGGACCACGTCGATCGACAACTGCGCGCTGTCGATTATGGGCGGCATCCAGCCTCATCGTCTGGCCGACTTCAAGGGTTTGGCCGACGACGGTCTGCTGCCGCGGTTCGGGACCCTGTTGATGCAACGAGCCGGCGTGCCTCTGCGCAAGAACACGCCGCCCGACATCAGCGCGATCAACGCCACGATCGAGCGTCTTTTACTCCTGGGACCGGACGCCTACCGCACCGATACCGCCGGGGAAGACGTTATCCGCGACATCGAGAAGATGGGCGAGAGCTTGGCGCAGCGACCCGACATCGGGGTGGGCTATCGCGGGTTCCTGCGCAAACTGCACGGGACCCACGCCCGGGCAGCCCTGGTCCTGCACCTGATGGACGGCGGCCAGGATCAAGTGGTCCCGGTGGACACCGTGACCCGGGCGGCACGCTACACGGTCTTCCTGCTGGATCACGCCGAGATATTTTACGCCGGCCTCGAAGGTTCGGCCGAGCACACGGCGCAGTCGATCGGAAGTTACCTGCTGCGGCATCCTGTCTCTCGGGTTACCGCCGGGCAACTGCGCCGCGATGTCGCCGCCTGTCGACCGCTGCGTACCCTGAAGGAGATCCAGGATGCGGTGTTCCTGCTGGTGATCGGCGGCTGGCTGGTCCCCGAGACTAATTATCCGAGCAACAGCGCCTGGCGGGTGCGCCCGGACCTGGGGGACCAGTTCGCCGCCCGCAAGACATCGGAGGCGTTTCGTGTAGAGGGCGTAAAGGCCGCGATGAACCATCGCGGGCTGTATCGACCAAAAGATGGAACATAACATGCGTGGAAGTCGAGATACGATCGCGCGCGCGGGAAAACCCCCCTCCTATACATTACAAAAAGAGAGAGTAATAGTTACATCTCCTGCGTGTATCTCGTTTCCCACGGTAAGTTCATATGATGCCGGCTAATGCAACTGCTAGTAGAGGGGAACACACAAGATGCGTGTTCTTTGCCGGGTTGAGGAAGCTGAACTAGAGGGCGACTATGGTCCTGTCGACGGAGTGATCGTCACCTGCACCCGATGCGAGGAGACTGTCGAGAGTTTCGGCACGTCAGATGCCTCGATCAGACGCTGTTGCGTCCTGTTGCGGGAACAATGCGACGAGAACAACTTCTACTACTGTGCTGAGCAGGAGTAACACAAGATGTCACGTTTTATCAAGACGACCAGCGGCTATCTCAACCAGGACCACATCTTGTTAATCCGGTTCGGGGTCGCAAAGGAGGAGGGCGAGGACCTGATCCAGATGTCGGACGGCCGGACCCTGCAGACCCAGATCGAGGACTTCGACTGGCTGGGACCGAAGTATGCCGTGGACGAGGAAAACCGACGTAGGACGTTCGAGGCCGAAAACCGAAGTATGCCGATGGGGACGGCGGCCGAGGCCGAGGTCGAAAACCTGCGTAGGATGATCTCCCGGCCGGCTGCGGCCGAAGGGCAAAAAGAAGCCCCCGCCGGCGAGGCCGGCGGGGGCGAGGGCGAGGAGGATACGGTGCCGAGACCCTAGGTCAACGCATGCCGCCTCGCGGCGATTACGCGGCGACAGCGGGCGCAACGCCACGGCCGCGGCGTCGGTGGCGTGTCCCGCCAGCGAGCTCGCCATAGCCGGCCGCGGGCGACGAGACCGCAAGCCGTCAACCCGCGGCCATCGCGCGCAAGGTGAACGCGGCGAGAGATCATCGCGGCCACCGTGGGGTGATAAGCATATGGCAGAACACGGCACCCAGAACGAGCCCTAGCAGGCACGCCCATATGACCCAGGTTTCGCTGGTGATTTGGCCGAGGTAGAATAGCGTCACGAAGTATACGATGCCGGCACAACCGGCGATCTCGCGGCGGATCATGGCGTGGTGGCCTTTCGGTTGTCGTGTCGCGCCAGGATCAATCCTGGCACCCCAAAAGCCGGCTGGGATCACCCATGCCGGCCATAGAGCCGCTACGGAGCCCGCCAGTGGGGCGGAACGGGTCTCCCCTAGGTTACCCTAGCCGAGACCCTTTCAACCCCACTGGCGGGCTTCCAGAGCGATTTAATCGCTAGTCGGCGCCGCGCGGGTTGGCATCCTCCAGCATGCTCACCAGCACGCCAAGGCCGGCTTGCGCCAGCTGCGCGATGTTTTCGACGTTGACCGAGTAGCGCGGCGGGAACGCGGCGATCACGCTGGCGCAGGACATCCCAACGCCTACCACTTCGACGCCGACATCCCCGGCGAGCACGCAGGCCCGGGTGACGCCGGCCGGACCGTAATCACACTCGCCATCGGTCAGGACCATCAAAATATGCCGGGTCGCAGCTACCTCCGAGAGCATGCCCGAACATTCGATGATGGCCGGCGACATCGGTGTCGAGCCGTTTATCTCGCAAGTCCCTAGCACGGCGGCGCGGTCCTGTACTTGAACCTCCCACGGTTTCAGGACCGTGATTTTCGCCCCGGGCACCTGCTCGCCGCGTTGGTTGCGCTTACTGTGAAACACCGCGACGCACACTCGCGCGTTGGCCGCCTCCGCGGCGCGGGCGATGTGCCATGCCGCGGTTTCCGCGATCGCCATGCGCGACGGCCGCGCCATGTACTGCCCGCGGGTTTCGTTGACCAACGGGACGCCGCGGTTGGTCATTGATGCTGAGCCGTCGATCAGGACCATCAGCGCGGTGTCGATCCCGGGTTGATCGTCTTTCCGGGAGAACACGTCCGTTGCGCCGCAGCGCATGCGAGCCAGCGCGCGCCGATCGAGGCGCCCGGAGGTTTCATGATGCGTCACGCGCCGCACCTCGTCCGAGACCAACAACCGGCCGATTTGGCCATGCAACACCGCGTTGCGGGGGAGCCGCGCTTGTAGATCCCTAGCGGCGATCGCGTTCATGCCGGCATCGACGGCCAAGCTGCGCAACGGATCGCTGATCGTGCTGCGCACGGTCGACAGCGCGTGCGAGCCATCGGTCGCGGCGTGCTCGTTCAGGTCCGCGATGCCGGCCCGCTCGGCGATCTTGTCGATGGTTTTCGACAGGTCCGAATCGGAAGCGATGGGGGAGCCGTGGCCTTCGCCGCCCGTGCTGTCGCTGGACTGGCCTTCGCCCTGCCCCTCGGAGCCGTCCTGGCCTTCGCCCTGCCCCTCGGAGCCGTCCTGGCCTTCGCCCTGCCCCTCGGAGCCGTCCTGGCCTTCGCTCTGCGGCTGGTCGCCCTGCGGCTGGTCGCCCTGCGGCTGGTCGGGCTGTTGCGGGCGCATGCCCTGTTCCATCGCGACCAGCCGCTCGGCGAGAACGCGCACGGCGTCGGTCGATCGGCACTGGCGGAGCTCGCTTAGTGCCACGTCCAACAGCTGGCGGACCTGCGGAGACATGCCGCCGGCCAAACCTGCCGCGGCCGGGATGGCATAGCCGTTGGCCAGCCGTCCCAAAATACACGCGGCATAGGGTGCCTGCGCTATGTCACTTCCGATCACAACCCCATGCGCCCGGGCTTCCACTACCGCCTCGTAATGCAGGTGGTTGGCCATGCTTGCCAACAAACCTTGCAAGGCGGGAAACGCGCCGGCCTTAATCTCGGCGCGTTCGATGCGGACATCTTCAAGAGCGTTAGTCCAATCCCGGACCCTCGCGCCGGCCTGACAGGCCCGCTCCCAAGCATCGCGATCCGAGTGCAGTACATGGCAGCACTCGTGTCCCACAAACGCGACCAAACGATCCGCCTCGGCGCGGGTCAGCATGGCGTCCGGCGGCAAGCTCGGCATGTTCAGGACCACTTGCGAGCGGTCCTGAGACCAGTTGACACTTGCGGTCTTACCGCCGTCGGTGGTGACGTTTACGGTGCGCGCCGTTTGGCGCGCCCCGGCCCGCAGGGCCAATATCTTTTCGGTGGTCTCGGTCACTGCCGAGACGATTTCGATGTAACGCGGCATGGCTCAACGTGCTCCGTAAACAGAGAAATCAGACGCCGCAGCGCGCCCCTGCGGTGTCGGGTTGACCATCGCGGGATTAGGGACCATCGGCGAGCTCGGGTTTAACGCCCGGGCAACGGTGTCCCGATCGTAGGTCAAGAGGCACTGTTCGCGCAGTGCCTCGCGGTCCTGTTCCGCGGCACAGTTCAACACCGCCGAACAAAACGCGCTCTCGGGGTCAATCCCGTCCTGCAGGAGCTCAGCCCACGATAACAACCGGCGCAGACCTATCCCATGCTGTAGCGTTTGCGCATCGGCCGCCTGCCGGGTGACGGCCGCGGCGTTTACCAGCAACTCGGCGAGCTCAACCGTGCAACCGGTATACGACACGATTGCTTGTGCCTCGTCCTTCGCGGGCAGGTAGTCGATACTCACGCGCACGCCGAACCGGTCGTTCATCTCGTAGTCGACCCGGACGACGTGGTTCTCCTTCGCCGTCACGGGCGGAACAAAGGTGACCTCGGCGCGCTGCAGCGCACCGGTCTCGACCTCGACCCAGGCCCGCACCACCGTCCGGACGAAACTGCGTGAGTCGTAGGCGACGACCGCGCCCCTGAGGCCTTCTGCGAAGTCGAGGCGCGCAACCCGCACGCCGTCGCGTGTTTCACGGTTGCCGCC